TCGCGACATCATAGCCAGTGAACCCGCCCTCGCCAGTCGCATGAAGCCGCAGGCCAGCATCAGCAGTGAAGTCTTCCTCACCGGCACGGGCGACCCCCACCAACGCGGCAAGCATCACAACAATCACCAGCAGTATTTCGATTCGTTTCATTTTCTTGTTCTCCTTTTGAGCGGTGCGGCCTAGTAATTAGACCGGTGTCCGATAAGCGTGAAACTTCCTGCCGAAAGAATGTAATTTGGGTCGTCGTAGACAGACGCGAGCGTAACCCAGTAACTCAGTTTGTTGATGTCGGGCGTCTTGATGAACAAGAAAGAGAATGATGTAAACCCGTTTCCGCTTGCCGTAACGACATAGGCGGTGCCATCGGTCAGGCTACTGACATCAATGTTTGTCTCGCTCTTTGCACCAGCTCCGGTGACGCCAGAGCCATAGGTGAGGCCGAACGTAGTCGAGTTTGAGCCGTGAGCGCCAGATGTTGCCGGTCCAGATGTCGCAAGAACCTTGTGGTCAGCCTCTTCGCGCAGGTGCTCGTCATTGGCAATCATTTGGTCCAGCTTGACCTCTGTTATCGTGTCTCCGTTTGTCCATGAAACAACTATAAAAGTCACCAGACAACCTCCGTTCCGCCGACTGTGGCGATTTCAACTATTGCGTAATCTTCAATCACAACCGGGTCGACATGAGCCTTGATCGTGACCTTATTGTTCAACAGGTCCATCGAAATCTCCGTTACGTCTGATGCCTCAACCGTTAAATCTATGTCTGGGTCTGTGATAGAAACACCAGCACCAACGTCAGCCAGAAGACCGGCCAAAGTGGCCTTGACTGTATATTCCCTGCGCCCGGCCTTGAGCCTGTTCAGGTGTATGTTCGCGGCGCTTTCCACCGACAAGCCACGGACCCGCCAGCCGATCCGAACAGTCTCTATTTTTGGGGTGATAAGTACGGTGTCGGCATCAGTTGACGTAACTGCTGCGTCGTTGCCTTCGAGATCCAGATATTCGTAAGTCACTGCGCTGACTTTCTCTGTGAGATCGTGCGCTGTGCTGGCTTCAATTATGCTAACTGTGCCCTGTTCTGGATCGCCATTAAGTGATACCCTGGTGTCAGTATTCGGGCTCAGGTGCCAGATTGCGAGTCTTCCGTCCGGGACGGAATAAATTGATCCGTGGATGATCTTTAATGCGTCCTGGATCATTCTTGAAACAGGTGTTCCCTTTGGCCAGAACCCGCCTATCTCGTCGCCAGCCGTATCGGTGACAAACGTCGCCCAGTTTGTGGAGTCATAAAAGGCGTTCCCCGCCGCCGGCGTTGCACTGATGACCGGGACAGACGGAACAGCCTCGTCAATCAGGTCCATTATCATCGCACCTGGCGCAAGGTCAGCAGCAACACGGGGCGCGGCTGAATAAAACACAAACACGTCGCCAGAGGCGTATGTGCCAGACCAACCGCTTGACGGTATCGACAAAACAGCGCCGTTGTTGTTTGATATGGATTTCGGCAGCGCAGTCGTCCCGGACTGCGTTCCTGCCCCGCCGTCACGAGTCACGTCAAATGCTACTGAGCTTGTGAATGTTACATAGAATGTCTCATCTTCAAGATCAGGTGCGGACGTGATAGCAAGATCAACCGTCGAGTCCCAGCCATCAGAATCAGGATCTTTTGAATAGACCTGCATTTCGCCGAGCCAGCCGGTGTCTTGATAATGAATGTCACGCGGGATCTCGTAATTGAGCAGGTCGATCACTGTGTCATGGACCTCGAAGGTCATTGTGCCGTTGGTCGACGCCGTGGTCTTGTAGATCCGGCCCTGAACGATTGGTTCACTCTCGCTGGCGTCCGTGAATTCAACAATGATCTGACCATAGGCGTCTGCGTAGTCGGAACTGGTGTATTCATTGTCGGTGTTGGTTGTCTGGATCTGCCAGGACTGGCCTTGCATGATTCCGTGTTTTTTCTCGCGCCTGCTGGCGATTGCCGAAATACTGACCACTTCCTGAGTGCTGGTTACGTCAGCAACTACGTTCGTGCTTCCGCCTACTCCGGCACCAACGAACATAATATTGAACTGAATCCGCGCAGGCTCGCCCCATGGGTCATTACAGAGAGCGGCAAATGCAGCGGTTACGTCCACTATATTACCTCTTCGATTTCAAAAGACAGACGATAAGAGTCTGGATAATTGACCTCTGGCAGGAATTCCGCGCCAGCCCAGCGGACGGTGTAGTTTGAAGCAGGCAGCGCGTCCGGATAGAACTTGAAGACCCGCACCTCAAAGAAATCGCGCAGGTCGCCGACCTCTGTAGCTGTCAAGTGTTTATAGACAATTCGCCATGAGTGGGTATTCGACCAGGACCGAAGCGAGATCGTGACGCCGTTGCGCTTGTGCTCAATGTCGCCAGCCTTCATTGAAAGCCTGGCGCCGACATTATCGCTCCCGACGTGCTGGCCAGGAATCTCCATCAATGCTGGAACGCTGCCGGATACTGGTCCAAAATATGCCATGATTAATCCTCCGGCCCGTGTTGCTTGGCGACTACTTGAAGGTCGTCATAAATGCCCTTGGCGATCTCTCTGCGTGCCATCGGGTCGTCCATGTTGACTGCCTGCGGAATGGTTACGTTTAACCCTCCCTGGACGACTATGCCGCCACCTGCACTGGACACACCAGCGAGCGGGTTGACCGTCCCGCCGATGCTGGGAACAGGAATACTGCCAACAAAAGGCAGTCCGAAGCTTGCACCGCCAGTTGCGCCTGCGAACAGCGCGTTGATTCCGAGTTTCAGAAAGCCCGAGAAGATCTCACCGAAGATACTGCTGGCGACCCTGCCCAAATCCTCAAGCTGAAGTTTGCCCTGGGCAACGGCATCAGCCAGCGCGTCAGCCATTCGGTCGGCACCCTGCTCGCCTGATATGGCAATCATGTTCCCGGTTCGGTCAGCGGCATCATGCAGGCCACTGAGGGCAATCCTGGAATTCAGTGCTGCGAGGTCAACCTTCTCCATCGTGGTCGGGAGTCCGGCCCAGAAGTTGTCAATGAAATTGAAGTCCTCAATGGTCTGCATCAGGCGATCATGTTCCCAGGATGCCGGGAAGGAATTATCCTTGAGGAATCCGCTTTCGCTGGCGTCGAATTTCGGGATTTGATTCCCAAATTGGAAAACATCACCAACATCAGTAATGCCATTGAGAGAGTCCTTGAACTCAAGTGTTGCCAGTGAGGCGAGCCCCATCTCATCAGCAAGCGCCTTGGTCTGCTGAGCGGTCGCCCAAATTGCATAGTCGCTATTGGCCGCAGTTTCAACCAGGTCATCAACCGTCCGAATGAACCCGCCAATCTTCCCAATGACAGGAACCACAGCATCAGCAAAAGACTCAAGAGCAGGAGCGGCCTCAATCGCGAGTGTTTGAGCCATGCCGGAAAAAGCAGCATCCAGGCGCTGCATTGAATCCTTGGCATTAGCGGCATCCTGTGCCATTCCAGAAGTAAGCGTTAAGCCGAGCTTGTCCGCCTCTGCCCGCATGGCACTGATGCCCGCTGCGCCATCCTTGAACACCGGGATAAGATCAGCACCGGCACGGCCAAAAATATTCATGGCGATCTGAGTGCGTCGCGCACGGTCGTCAATCCTGCTCAGCTCGTCACCGATCAACTCGAATGCTTCTTCTGGCTTCATCCCCTGAATTCTTTCAATCGAAAGACCAAGGCCAGCAAAGGCGCGCTTCGCTGTTGATAGCCCATCCGCCGCATCAGATACATTCTTCTGCATCTTCTTCATGGCCGTGGCCATCGTCTCAAATGAGGTTCCGGACAGCTCGGCAACGTGTTGGTACTGGCTCAATGCCTCGGTCGATACGCCAATGCTATCGGACAGCTTTGCGATCTTGTCGGCAGAGTCCAGTGAGTTTTTTCCAATAGCAATGATCGCGCCGACAGAAGCGGCGGCAGCCAATGGCGCGAGTACCTTAGCCAAGCCAGCCGAAGCCGTCTTGAGTTTGGTCATGTTGGAGGTAGCAGACTTAAACGCCGGACCTGTTTTGTCCTGCGCCGTCAGTAGCGTTTTCACAACATTTTTAGCCACTGTTTTGCTCCTTCAAAAACACCCGCCAGCCAACTAACTCTTCGACTGTCATCTCATGCTCGATCTGGGCAACGGTCTTGTGTAGCAGTTGAGCCAGGACGTACCGCTCCCACCGGACCGTGCCCGGCGTCAGTTTCCCGCCGGACCTTCAGCGTCAAAGGCGTTCATGGCGTTGACCAATTTGAGCACCTCATCAGGATCATATTGCCGGACGATTTTTGACCGATCAGCCTTCGAAAAGAGTACGTTTCCGTTCTCGTTCCTGGCTCGGACCATTATCGTTTCGACAATCCCGTCAACGCTGCCCTTGTCTCGCGCCTTGTCAATGAGGTCCATTTCATAAAGATTCATCTTCCTGAAATAGACCGTCACCGAACCGTCACCAAAATCAACCTCAACAGACTGCATTGGTTGGTCTTGTATGAACCCCATTAGGTGACCAATCCGAGAGTCAGGAACCCGCGCCCGCCGAACTTGGCAACGATCATTCCGTCAACGCTGCTGGACACTTCGTTGCTGTTGATCAAGATGCTTCCGGTGTAGAAAACATCGCCAGTCACCTTCGTGCCTTCGGTGTAGATGTTCACCACGATGGTCGTGCCTGCCGCCAGCCCGTCAAGAATGTCCTCCTGGCCGGCGTCGGCCTGGTCAAAGAGACATTCGATCTCAACGGTGCCGTCACGCAGCCCGCCCAGGTATGCCTTTGCGGTGTCGCCCATCGCGGTGACTTCGGTTTCGTCAACGGTTTCGCTGTACGACCAGCTTTTGACGTGCCCGACGGCGACGGCGACGATTTCGATTGTACCGGACCTGCC